AAGCTCTTCAGTGGACATGGTGGGGTTGTTTTGTCTGAACTCCTCCACCTTCTTCTTATAGATGCGGGAGGCAACAGTCTCACCTGAGATCTGATCATAGGCTGTGTAATATGCATCCTCACGATCCTGGGCACGTTCTTCACCTTTGACAGCAGCAGCTGCACCAGCAGTAGCGGCCTTCTTCCTGTCCTTGACTTCCTGCTTCTGCTTCTCTCGTTGTTCAATCGAGTACTTACGGTTCTCATACGTACCAATGGCACTGCCTGCCTGTCTCAAGGATGACCTAAGTAGATCTGCAGCAGACGTCTGTACGTAGGTGGGACGTGAGTCACCGTATGCCTCGTGTGTACGTGTCTGTACTTCGTTGGTTATCTGTTTGTTCTCGAATCTGGTGACGTCTGTGCTGTCCTCAACTAGACGTACCTTGCGTCTGTTACGATCCATGGTTATGCTCCTCTATTCTTCGTCAGGTCTGTACTGGCTCATGGCGCCTGAAGCACCAGAGAGGCCAATACCAAGCGCAGCAAGCGCAGGGTTTGTTCCACGAACTCCCAGTGTAGTCCCTCCAAGTTCAGCGGCCTTAGTTTCAAAGCGGTTGCTGTTCTCAGTGTTCTGCCTGTTCTGCTCGATGCGCTCCTGGTCACGCTGTGACTTGAAGGCAAGCCCCTGCTCCAGCCGTTCGAGACTACTTCCTGTAAGGCCGGACTCACCTGAGGCCACTCGCTGGCTCGCAACAGCTTTACGGGCTGCCATCTCAACATCCAGCTCTTCGTTGGCTGCCTTCTGGTTTGCCTGTTTCTGTTGTTCGGTGATCTGGTCGTATTTGAGAAGAGCGTTGTTCTTCCGAGCAGTGGCCTCTGCCTGTTGCTGATCCTTTGCTTGAGCGGCACTCTGAGTATAAGCAAGTGCAGAAGAAGCAATAGAGATTGCAGCCATTGCTGTCATTCCACCATCACACATTATCAATACCTCACTATTTGGATAAACAACTCTTTTGATTTCCCAAAGGGTTTGGGGGCAAGAAGTGTGAATCCACACCACTCAAGCCACCTGAGAGTTGTCGTGTTCTTTGCATACACCATATTGGTGACCACCTTATACGGGGCACTGATCTTCTCAATCCACTCTTCACTGTGCTTTGCAAATGTAATAGGGTGCTTCTCCAGTTCATCCGTAGCCAATAGCCATATAATCCCAGCATCATAGAGGGGGCTCTCACCGACCCCAAACATAGCCACTGGTTCACCTTCATGAACTATCGTGTATGGATAAGCAGTGTTCTCGTATGAATTGATGAGAGCCGCCCTCGGGCTCTCCCCAGTGGCGGCTCTCAGTTCTACCTTATCTGACTCGCGCATGTTTGCGCTTATCACTTCGCAGTCGTTAAGGACTGCTGCTCGTACTTCCATATCTATAGCCTCTTGCTTTTCATGGTGAAGTTGCCCCTCCACGCTGCAGACTGGAAGGTTGAAGGGTAATGAGTGTCATTCTCCAAGGTGATCAGCGCACCACTCGATACAGAACGGACAGGGAACGTGAATGTCCCTGACTTGATATCAGGCTTCCCAATGATTGCTGTAGCTGACCCGAGCTGTGAATCAAGTTCATAGGTGTATAATGGACGACCAGGGAGCTGCACCGTGGCCCTGAAGTACCCGCTGTCCGTATAGTTCACCGACATCTGGTGGAGCTGAAGACGGCCTTCGATGATTGATTCTGAGTCCTCGGCACCTGTCCTCACAAACTGCTCACTGAAGACATACTTGGACATATAGGGCTTTCCTATGATCATGGGATAGGCCGACAGGTCCCCATCAACATATACCATGTTCCCATCATAGGTGACCTGTTGACTCACCTTATGTCCCGCTCGTCCTTCCCATTCAAGGCCATACACCAGTGTGGCACCCTCGGCAGCATACGGCAGTGCCCAGGCAGTCCTCATGGTGTCTGCGTTGTACGTCCCTTGTACAGTGGCTTTCTGATCAAGACTGATGATCCATCCAAACCCAGGATCACCGTCAAACTGGAGGGCCAGCTTTTCAATATAGAGGTCACCATCCCGATCAATAGACACGATGATGTCTGTGTTGTTGATGCTGATGCCGCGCACGGTACCCCCCATCGTCCATCTTCCCCACGCTGACTGGAGCTTCTTGTTACCGGACCAATAATACTTGTATGCATAAATGCTGGAAGGATCCTGGGCACTCACAAGCAGAATGAGATCCTCGTTGCTACTCGCTGCCACCTGAATGACATTTCCAGGGACATATCTGGGGCAGTGAGCTGTGATGTCAGCAGCATCATTTGAAACCGAGTCATCATCCACAAAGTACTCCATGAGACCTGTGAATGCGCCTTTGTCGATTGTGAAGAAGGCGTTCTGTCCAGCGGATGCAGGAGGAGCGTACCCCGGACACTCGAACGCTGTAGTCTGGTTGAGGGACACAGACGAGGGCGTCAGGGGTCCATCGGCTGAAAGTTGGAACTGTGCGTTGTCGCTGAGGAGCAGCAGCGATCCATGAAATGGAAGTGCATGCTTCAGGATGGCCACAGTGTTGCAGCTCACAGCCACGTCAATGGGGTCAGTGTCCAGGTTGTCAGTGACAGTCTCAGGCCAGAAGTTCCAGAAGTCACCACTACGACTGAGGATGACATTCTCACCGCTCATGAGACCAAGACGGTTCCTGAAGAAGAAGATCCCATTGATCTTGTTACCTACAAAGGAAGGTATGCTGCATGTATCATCGTCCCCTACTTCCCGTTCAGCCCATGTGATCTGCTCAACAGTGAAGGTGCCATCTGCCTGCCGCACCAGCTTATGGGGCATCGTAGCCGGGTCCAGTTTGTTGTGCTGGTTCCAGCCCCTGGACTCTTTCCATATATCTTCTGTTCCATCATACTCCACATAATAAGCAGGACAGTTCTCCTCAGCGTCCGGGTGCACCTTCACCCGTGTCCCACCAAAGCACTTATTAGGGAGATCACTGAATTTCTGAATGGTGGTGTTCCAGCATACAAGGGCTTGGTCACCATAACTATCTGATGTGCTGATGTCCGAGCCAACACCGTTGATACGTATGGTATTTGAAACAGCACTCACGGACAGTCCAGCGTCTGCTAGGCCGCTTTGTAGGTTACTGCGGATGGACGTGGTGCGCCATGTTGAGTAGTTTTCATCATCAGTAGTATAGGAAGCTGACTTCCCCCCAGCACTTACACTATAAGATGTCCTGCGGTATCCTTTCTTAACGTACACATATCCTGTTGTAGGAGGGGTCTCAAGAGCCTCAGAGGTTAGCATCTTCACTTTCACACGACGATTCACAATGAAGGTGTGATCAGCGACAGTGACACATGTGATATCTTGATTGGGATCTGTGGTACTCAGATATCCATCGACGTCCTCTATTGCCACAGGAACGTATGCTCCAGTCACAAGATCATGTATTTGAATCGCACCGTTCTTGAAGGTGACCTGATAATGCTCCGCGCTGTCCCTGTGTATGTGGTGTACCTTAATGTTTGACCCAGGATAAGGGGCGACTCTGGCGACATGTTCAGTAGGAGGACGCTTCATGTTTCCCTGGGCAAGCGTGGGGAACATGTTGATCTGCTCTGCACACTGCGTTTGGAGCCGTAGGGATGGAGCCTGTTGACTCACGCCATTATACATAGCCGGTATGGCCTGACTCACAATAGCCATGGTTACCTCCTCAGACCTAGTGGGAGCATTGAGTAGTCCCCGTTGTCAGCTTCAAGATCTCTGAGGACAGCCAGTGCTTCCTCTTCAGCCTTGTATGTCTGTGAATGAATTGAGTCGCTCCCCTGCACTTCGGTCTGGAAGAGTCGTCCAGCATTTAGTGTGATGTACCTACGTGCAGGTTCAGGCATAACTTCAAACTCAAGGAAGAAAGTGATGCGGAGCTTTGGGCACTCATTAAATATGTAGGTGTGGTTGTCGAGATCATATAGACGTGACCCACGTTGTGTAACTTTGATTGTGGGATCTGTCGCATCAACACGTAATGTGTTTGCTGGAAGGTTGATGTAGCCCTCCTCGTCGACGAGTAGTGGGTACTCATCTTCTGTGTTGAAGTTCCAACAGCGTGACTGGATGGACCTAGAGGTGGTGTGTAGGAGAGTACGAGCACGGCCTGCATCCACCAACCCTGACACCTCCAGGCTGTTCACGGGGGCTTCTCCCACCATCCCCAACATTTCGTTGACTGCTTCAAGTTCAGTTGTTGGTGTGTAGTTCATTTATGCGTTTCTCCTTTATTGGAAAAGCGGGGGACCGGGTTTCCCCGACCCCCCATTGGTTCAGATTAAGCAGCAGCAGAACTCAGTTCGACAGCGCATTCAGGGCGCAGGATGCCATGCCCAACGGCGTACTTGGCAACCAGGAGGGTACCCTGACGGCGAATGTCGTACTCACCCTCCATAGCCAGATCGAGCAGCTTGACGGTACCGACAGCAGACTTGTGCTGGACCAGCCCCACAGTAGTGGTGAAGTCCCCATCGTACTTGTTGCCGAAGCTGTCAGCCACGGTGTCATTGGGGAGATGGTTGGCCTTGATGACCTTGATACCAGCCACTTCAAGGATCTTTGCCTTTGCATAGTCACCATTACCACCAGAGTAGTCGGTGTTCATGACCTTGTCGTGATCAAGGATCGCGTAGTACTCGGCAGGCCGGAGGTACACGACACGTTCAGACTCGGGAACATCCTTCTCATCCAATACCTGTGCAGCAGCGTAGATGCTGTCCACGATGGCATCAGCCTTGTCCTTGCGGGTGGCAGAAGCCATTGCAGCGTTCTTGATGGTAGTACCACCAAAGCCACCGTCCACAGTGGCAGCAGCACGAGCAGCCAAGATGCCCATACGCAATACGTTCTTGTCAAACACGTTGGCGAGGGCGCGACCATTCTCCGTGGAGTAGATGGAGCGGACCTCATAGTGGTTCTTGGCCTCATCGATCAGAGGGATGAAGGCATCAGCGATCAAGAGGTCATCGATGGTGATGATGCGCTCGTTGTGCTTGATTACCTGACCCTGGATCTCAGTGCCGGGAGTGTGGTAACGGGCATCAGTCTTCCAGGTAGCAGGAAAGGATGCGGACTTACCATTTTTGATGTTACGAATGACGTGGTTCTCACGGGTGACGCAGGTTTCCTCGAAGGCGGTCAGAACTTCACCACCATACTGCTTCAGAAACAACGCATCATCAGCCCCAGTTCCATTGATCATCCCTAAGCGGGACGGAGTAGCATCAGCCATTTTGAATCTCCTTTAAGTTTTGATGTGTGTTAGGTGTGTGTCCACCCACCACAGTACAACACTCAAAGTTCTCGAAGTTGTCCTCAGTACATCATGCCTCAGCACTCCATATTGAGGGCTTTTCAAACTCCTCTGTATGTTCTGGATGGTTGTAATTGAAATCCAGTGCGGGGCTTATACTGATCAGGATGCCCACTCTGGAGTTATTCAAGATTAGAAGTTCGTGTTCTGCAGCTTCTTAGCTACCTTGTTCCGATATGCTTCATCCTCTTTGTAGCGAGGATCGCGCATCGCACGAACCATTTCAGCACGGGACTGGTAGCCCTGAGTGTCAGAACTCACATTCCCGTTGCCTCCCAGGAGTTTGGGAGGCGTACCGTAGGCTGCCTTGTAATCTGCAGCCAGTCCTTTTGCGGCCATCAGGGCCAGTTGTTCATTCCGGCTGGTGATGAGGGTGTCGTACTCCTTGATGAACTCAGCAGGCTTGTTCAACTTGGCCCACTCAATCATCTTGGCGTATTCATCAGCACCCCCAACGGTTTCATGTACGGTGGATACAAAGGCCTCA